ATCAAAGAATTCATCATTTCCATACAATCTCTCCAGAGTTTGTTCTTTCGTTTCCTCAAAATCACCCTCTTCATCCGAATTGTATTTCTCATCGTACTCAGCATCCATCTTCTTTCGCCACTCCTCTTCAAGTAAGGCCAACCGCTGCTCCTCCGCAGAAGCATCCTTAAAATCCACTTCCTCTTCCTGCAGACCAGCTTGGCTATGTTGAAAGTCCTCATCAAAGGCGTTTTCTTCAAGGTCGGGGTTTTCACCCCACCTGCCTCTGATATGTGCTCTCGACTTATTGATTTGTTCTTGAGCCAATCTTCTCCGTTCTGCTGCCCTCTTACGCATTCGCTCCAGCTTCCTGGCTCGCTGTTTGTAATTAGGTGGAATGAGGTGTGCCTTCCTTTTCTCTACTTGAGGCGCAACTACTTCACCAGACATCTTCTTTTCCAGTTCCGACGAAACTTCTCTTCCTGCTCTTCTGTCAATATCAATCCAATTATCTGATGGTTCGAGTTCAAGTTCTTTTAGTAGAGCTTCCTCCTCAGCTGTAAACTCGAGATTTCCAGGCTCTGACACCACCACCTGTCTCCTCGCGTCGACTGCATCTTCTCCACTCAAGAATAATGCCATAAACCACCGTCTCGTTGGGAACTCCATTGATTCTTTACTAGCCATACTGATATATTCTATCAGTGAATCAGGAGCAGTCCCCCCCAAAGCAGTTAGTTCTCCTTGTAATGGTTTGTACTCCAGGGCTCGATAGGTTTCGTACATTCTACGACAAACGTTGTAGAACAAATTATTCACAAACCCTCCTGAAGCACACAAACCAATACATTTCGACATCAACTTACTCAATCTCATCTTATCATTCTTTGATACCTTCGAATAGTACAGATTTGCTCCGAACTTCTCCATATCTGGTACCGGAACTAGGCCTGACAAACCGTCCACTGTCACACGACGGATTCTCATACCAAGGAAAGCTCCATCTAACTCCATCCGTTCTGGGTCGAACAGATATGTTGTTAGAGTGGATTCCTTCAAGTCCAAATTCAGATCGCTCATCACTGCTCTCCGTACGCCAGAAAGTCTTCTCACAACATCATCATGATCCTTGCATTTTCTTAACATACCTTCTGCACGGTATGTTATTCTGGCTGAACCAACCATGTCTGCATCCGTTGTGCCGTTCACCCCACTATTCAGTGAGTGTCCCTCCTTCCGCACTACTAAACCGTGGTGAACCAGAATTTGGCAATTAGACATATAATGTCCATAAAGCACTCCCAATCGGTACCATGCCTTATCCAAATTCTCGGCCATGTCTTTCAACACCTTCTCCGCTCCACATGCCAATGTGTTTTTGCACAACGCCATATCCATGTGTTTGACATCAGGTAGTGTATATACGACATCACCATTTTCACAAACGATTACCCACAATTGATCGTCGCCATAACTCAGAAAATACGCCCCTACTCCTTTAGCCTTCCGAGAAGCAATCCATGACATTAGGTCTGTTGCACCACCATAATACCAGGAAAAGCCAATCGCCGAAATCGAGTTTGAGTTTTGGAATGCATTCATTCTACCCAACGAATACGAATCCATAATTATTGTAAAAAGCATCCTGAGACTGCCAGGGTAAACAAAATAAGGTCTCGCTTTATCAAAAGCTTCATCACGAAGACTTAATTCTCTCTTGTTCTTCAAGAGAACTAATCCACTTTCACGATGATCAACTTCTAAATAAGTTTTCAATTCCTTATACCCAATAACAGCCAGTTGATACAGACTGATTGCTCCTTCAAAAATCTCCTCAATGTGGTCAAATACTCGTTCCTTCGGGTCAAACCACGGTGCACCAGCTGCACTCTGATAGTTCATCGCGGGATGACATTCACTCGGATTCTTGCCTCGCAAATCTAACATCTTCGTCTTGTCAAACGGCAAAACTTTATAAACGTAGCTTCGCTCAGCATCATCCAACTTCATATCAACTCTTCTAACCCCTTTTCTACCGAGCCCAACACTCCATCTCTTCATCAGACCTCTCAAAGTCCCTCCACCATAATAATAATCATTTATTTTCGCCGTTATTTCTTTGAATTCTTCTTCATTTCCTTCTGCTCCTTTCTTCGACATACATGTTTGAATACACGTACCAGCCAAGTTATCCGCATAACCGACTGCGAAGTTTTGGAACATATTCTTTGCGATTGTGTCTTTACCAGCCACCTTAAAACTAACCATCTCCAAAAACGATAAACCAGAACACTGATCTAACAAATCTCGAATTTCCCCATCCTTCATTGAGGCTGTTTCATCCTCTTTGACGAGTGGAATTTCAAAATTTTTCACATTCGCATGGGAGTATGGCTGCGGATTGTTTACCAATCCTACGGGGACAGACTTTATGTCTTTCCGTCCTGCCATCAACCGCTTGAAAGCGATGATTTCGTGTACATCGTGTTTACCATTGGACATAAATTCTTCGTAAGATTGCATGACTGAGACTGATTGAATGATACTGTTTCTGCAAGCAGAAAAGTAGTTTCTTTTTAATACGGTTAGAAACAAAACACCGACCATCTTCATATGGCTTTATTTATTTTCACAATTTAATCTTTCCTGACACTACAAGTAATTTAACGTTTCAAGTGTCTGCCCGCCTCCACTGTAAACAGAAGGATGCGAACGCCCAAATTTGGAGTTTAGTCCAAATACCTCTTGGGCTGTCGATATGATTTGAGGACCTGACTCATACAAAGTCTTTGCAAGATTTTGTAATGTATCGAATCCTGGAGTGTAACTGCTTGATGCATTGCCTGGATCGACAATTCCCGAAGTAAAAGTTGTGAACACTTCGAGATGAAACACTGCCTCATAAAAGACTGTGACACTGGCAGGGAAGCCTGTCCCTGCAACGTACAATTCTCCAGATGCTACGGGGGTATTTCCAATTAATTGGAAATCGAAATCGTTAGCATCACGTGGTCGCCAAGTCACTTGAACAGTCTCATTACCCCACGCCATCTGCGCCTGAGGCAGATTAAGACATTGCGTTGGAGTATTGGTACTAGACAAGGTGGTACTTGCCCCAGTAGAGGCACTGAAGCCGACCATGACACCGGGTGCAGCCGTCATCGCTTGACCAACTCGGACCCTCAGTCCACCAGATATTACTCTGGCATAAGAGAAGATACCTAAATTGGTTGCGTTCGAGCATACCCCATATCCATATGTGACAGCAGATGTTGCGCCGCTATTGCTACCACCAGTAAAATTACCAGAAGTACCAATTGCTGGTTGAGCACCGACGATGAAAGAACCATCGGCGTTAGCGGCGAAACTTCCGCGGGCATAGGCGAATGAGAGAACGGTTGGAACCATGCATCCGAATCCCAAATGCACACCTGGATACTCGAAAGGATCATTTATCGTTTTAAGATACGCGACCTCGAATGCACTGCCGTTTCCCACCACCTTGGACATCTTTTGGAGTCTCTTGTTTTTGGAGTTTTTCTTCTTCGTTCTTTTTCTCTTCTTTCTCTTCTCGACCATTACCGCAACCTCTTTTTGAGGAGCTACTGGACGATGGAGACTGAGAACTTCTTTGATTTTGACCATTTGGAATTGCAAAAGAAGAAATCTTGGTGTGTGAAAATTGTTTCTCCTGCTCACTGGAGAAGCAAATGAATGAGCAACGTTGGGCATTCG